CTGAACGCGATTCGTAACAACGGGGCTATCCCTGAAGGTTACGCAATCAATCACTATCTGACAGATACTGATGCGTTCTTCTTGACGACTGACATACCAAATGGCTTGAAGCACTTTGTTCGTACTCCGATGGCTACATCTATGGATGCAGACTTCGATACGGGCAACTCGCGCTATAAAGCCCGCGAGCGATATAGTTTTGGCGTGTCCGACCCACTTGGGATTTTCGGATCACCCGGAGCGTAAAACGCTGCATGAGAAGGGGCACATTGTTGCCCCTTTTCTTTTTGTGCTGTATAAGTATCTCATCCCTGACAGGTGCATCCCGCATCTGACACTAGCCACGACAGGAGATCACAATGGCTAATACTACGTTTAACGGCCCCGTCCGATCAGAGAACGGGTTTAAGGTTGTTTCAAAGAACGCAAGCACTGGTGCATTCACTGATGTAGTGGACATTGCGTCTACCGGCATTGTTACGAACAAATATGTAAAGCACGTTGGCTTTGCTACGGGCGTTACGGTCAACACCACGGCGGGTGACAGCCCGACTATTGGTGAGTTTACGCAGCCAGCAAACACGATTATCACTGACATTAAGATCTTTTGTGATACCTCACCAGTTATTGGTACGGGTGACATAGGTTATGAGGTTGGTACTTCTAGCTCTGGCGCACAGATTGTTGCGGCAGTGACTGATGAGATTTTGGATGGTGGTACTACGGTTGTAGTGGGTAACGTCACAACTACTTCTTTGGTTTTACAAACCCAAAGTGGCACAACTGCACCCGCTTCTGTTCAGTATACTTCTGCTGCAAGAACTATTTTTTGCAACATTACTAATACTGTTGATGCAACTACCGCTGGTTCTTTTACGTTCATCATTGAGTACGTACAAATAGCGTAATAGGAGGCAATCATGGCTGATGCTGTAACCTCACAGACTCTGATTGATGGCCCAACGCACGCGGTAATGAAGTTCACCAATGTGTCAGACGGCACAGGTGAGTCCGCTGTTACTAAAGTTGACGTTAGTGCTCTACAAAACGATCAATACGGCATAGCGTGTACTGGGGTCACTATAGAGCGTATCTGGTGGCAGTGTATCGGCATGAAAGTGCAGATACTGTTTGACGCTAGCACTGACCAGTTTTGTATTGAGTTAGGTGAAAACCAGAGCGGTAATCACGACTACACCATATTTGGTGGACTAACCAATAACGCAGGGTCTGGTAAGACAGGTGATATTAACTTCACTACGGTAGGGCACACTAGCGCAGATACGTACACAATTATTTTGTACATGCGTAAGAAGTTCTAGTAATGCGTAGTTACTACAAAAAGGCATCGCCATGCCCCTCGTTCAAAAAGGGTGGTATGGCGGGCATGTCTGTAAAGAGTGGGGACAAGCGACCCACTAAGTCTGGTGCTGGTATGACAGCAAAAGGCGTTGCTAAGTACAGACGGCAAAATCCCGGTAGTAAGCTACAAACCGCAGTGACGGAGAAGAAACCCACAGGCAAACGTGCAGCGCGTAGAAAGTCGTTCTGTGCACGTTCTGCGGGGCAAATGAAAAAATTTCCAAAAGCAGCCAAAGATCCTAACTCAAGGTTAAGGCAGGCAAGGAAGAGATGGAGGTGTTAGTTGGCGTACTTGCAAAGCAACGTACCGTATTTCAAATGCTGGGTAAGGAAAGAATATACCCATAACCACGAGAAGTATCATGGCGAGTTTATTCACGCTATGGCGATTGCAGTAACGACGATGCCAACTAGGTGTTTGAGTTTTCAGGTAATTTTTACTGGAGCTGAAACATACGACGAAGAAGACGAACCCAATGTGCATGGAGGTGCAATGTGGGCACGGATGCCGATTACAGCGTTGGTAGGAGACACCCCTCTGGAGGAGTGGCCCGAGCCTATGCCTGTATGGGCAGCACAGCCTTGGGATTGCAGTTCGAGGGATCACGCTGTGTACGTGCTTGATAGAGCTACACCATGCCCTTGGCTGGCAAAGATAGACGGGGAGATGTATCCCGCAAAGTATATGTTCACAGTGGACTATACAAACAACGAGATTGCTGATGACCCTGCACAACACAAGCAGAGTCATGTGATGGAGTTACTGGATGCTGGTGAGTGGACGGGTAACATCGTAGCTCTACCAAACAATAGGGTGCGGGTGACACATCCCGCTTGGTTTGAAACGGGAGAAGGCGCACCAGATTTTCGTCCTTCTCAACACATTCACTACAGCAAGTCCGATCTGGACTACACGCTCGACGTGAACCAAGTGTTTGATAATCTGTACGCGGAGAAAGACGATGAGTAGAAGACGAACTGCTTTGCAAAAAGCTAGAAGGATGGGTTTGGAAGCAGCCGCTGACCCCAAAGCAAAACGCCCACCAAAACCACAAATGCCGCCCGCAGGAGTAAGACCTCCCGCCGCAGATAAAATGCCTATTACAAAGGGCGCAACTGCACCTACACCAAGACCGAAAATTTCTCCTGAACCTCAAAAACCAGCGTTGACTAAAAAACCAACCGTGACTGGAACTGGGGGTAGGAATGTAAGTCGTGAAGGGCCATCAGGCACACGAACACGTGCCAATGTTACGCGAGAGCAGCTAAGTAAAACTGGTTTGTCGTTGCGTGATTATCTGAACTTTATGGATAAGAAAAATAAACGACCTACTAAGGCTGATGCAGCAGAAGCTAGGGCGATAACAGCAGGATTTAAGGCAAAGAAAGCTAAGAAAACGCCCGAAAAAACTAAAGATACTCCCAGAGCAAACATGGCACTTGCTCGTAAGACAGGCACCGCGCCTAAAAAAGCAATGAGAGGTGGCATGATGAAATCGAAGATGAAAGCCAAGGGCATGAAAGCTGGTGGCAAGATGAAAACCAAGGGTTATATGGCTGGCGGTAAAATGAAAGCCAAGGGCATGAAAGCCGGTGGCAAGATGCCAATGGTAAAAGATCCTAAGACTGGCAAGATGATTCCTGCTTTTGCCGCTGACGGTAAAGGCAAGATGATGGCTGGCGGTAAAGTCAAATCTAAAGGCTATGCCAAAGGTGGCATGATGAAAACCAAAGGCTATAAAGTCGGCGGTAAGATGAAAGCCAAAGGTGGTGCAACGGGCGGTAAGAAGCAAAAGGTTCGCGGTGCCGGTATCGCTCGTAAAGGCGTACGTCCAGCGAAGATGTACTAATGCGTAGATATTACAAGTCAGGCGGTAAGGTGAAGTCGGGCGGCAAGATCTGCCCGAAAGGTAAGGCGTGGGCCGAGCGTACGTTTGATACCTACCCGTCTGCATACGCAAACATGGCAGCTTCTAAGTATTGCAAAGATCCTAACTACGCAAAGGGCAGCAAGAAAAAGAAGAAGTAATGGCTAAAGATCCGAAGGTAGGTACAGGCAAGAAGCCAAAGGGTAGCGGGCGCAGGCTGTATACGGACGAGAATCCTAGAGATACCGTGTCTATAAAGTATGCAACCGCTCAAGATGCTCGTGATACGGTGGCTAAAGTAAAAAAGGTAAACAAGCCTTTTGCTAGGAAGATACAGATACTCACGGTACTAGAGCAGAGAGCCAAGGCAGCAGGTAAACATACGCAAGCAGACATTGCTAAACGCGGCAAAGAAGCCATACGTAGAGCGCGGAAGGTAAAGTAATGGGTCAGCTTAAACAGTGGCGAGAACAGCAGTGGGTACGTATCGGCACCGATGGCAAGATCAAGGGGCCATGTGGTACGTCAAAAGACAAAAAGAACCCGGATCGCTGTCTACCCAAAGCTAAGGCACAGTCACTGAGTCAGTCCGAGCGTGCCACCACAGCACGTAAAAAGAAAAAAGCTGGGGCAAAAGGTAAGACGGTGGTGTCTAACACGCCCAAAGCAAAGGTTAAAACAGCAAAGGCTGGTGGCCCTATACGCGCAAACCATAAAGGTTGCGGAGCAGTCATGGGCAACCGTAGAAAGAAAACCTTATACGTAAGAGGTAGTAAGAATGGATAAACTAGAAGTTTTCCAAAACGGCAATTTTTCAGATGGGCGTCCTGTCTTTCAAGTTGGCAGTAAGAATGAGGATGGCACGTATACCATAGTAGATGCGAGTCTGATGAGCGAAGAGGAGGCTAAGGCTAGGCTGGAACATTTACAGCCCACACCGGCTCCAGAACCAAAGAAAGAACCAGTTAAGAAAGCAGCTAAGAAAACCACAGCGAAGAAAAAATAGATGGCTACTTCTGGAACAACCGCATTTGAGATGGACTTCACGGAGATCGCTGAAGAAGCGTGGGAACGTGCGGGCCGTGAAATGCGTTCAGGGTATGACCTTCGCACTGCTCGAAGATCCATGAACTTGATGACTATTGAGTGGCAGAACCGTGGTCTTAACCTGTGGACGATAGACGAAGGTACGGTAAATCTGGTCAAAGACACCGCACAATATGATTTACCTGCGGACACTATTGATCTGCTAGAGCAGGTGATACGCACAAACTCTGGCGATGAGTATACGCAGCAGGATCTTACGATAAATCGTATTAGCGTCAGCACATACGCATCTATACCTAACAAGTTAACAGAAGGTAGGCCGATACAGGTCTACATAGAAAGACTTGTGGCTAACCCAAAGATAAACGTATGGCCTGTGCCTGATAAAAGCGATACCTACGTTTTCAAGTATTACCGTATGAGGCGTATACAAGACGCAGGTAGCGGAGTAGAGACTCCTGACGTGAACTTCAGATTCTTACCTTGTTTGGTCGCAGGGTTGGCGTACCACATAGCCATGAAAGAACCAGAGCTTATGGGTCGTGTGCCTATGCTAAAAGAAGTGTACGAAGAGCAGTTTAGATTAGCCGCAGACGAGGATCGTGTTAAGGCTCCGGCTCGTTTTGTACCGAGAATGCACTATGTCTAGGAGGTTTGCCTCTGCCAAGCGTGCACTAGCTGAATGCGATATATGTGG